TATTGAAAGAAGAGCAGGAATATCTATTGGTATTCCACCTGAAGCTGAAGGTCAGATTGGTCCTAATGCTGCAGTTACAAATACTAAACAAACTATGGTTCAGAGTTCTCATATTTTAGAACCAGTATTTGAATTACATAATCATGTTAAGAAAGCAGTATTAGAAAGGTTATTAGATACAGCTAAAGTATGTTATACAGAGAATCCTAATCTAAAGTTGAATTATATTTTAGATGACTTCTCTCGTAAAATGCTTACAGTAGATGCTGATTTGTTAGATAATTCTACCTATGGTATATTTGTATCTAACTCATCTAAAGCACATGAAGTTAAAGAACTTATATCTCAACTATCTCATGCTGCTATGCAATCACAAAAGATAGACTTAAGTGATGTAATTAAAGTGATAAGAGCTGAAGGAGTTCAGGAAGCTGAAGAAATGTTAATAGAATCTGAAAACAGAAAGAGAGAAGAGCTGCAACAACAGCAAATGCAGCAGTTAGAGAAACAACAAGAAATGCAAAAAGAAGCTCTTGCTCATGAGAAAGAGATGAAGATGTTTGATAGAGAAACAGAAATGATGAAAGAAAAGATGAAAACTGATAGAGAGATACAAAGTCAAACTATTATGTCTTTAGGTTTCAATGAAGATAAAGATGTAGATAAAGATGGTAAGCTTGATATCTTAGAAGTTGCTAAGCAAGGAGTAGATGTAGATGTAAAACAAAGAAAGCAACAATTAGATGAAGAGAAGTTTAGACATCAAAAAGAGATGGATAAAAAGAATGCTGAGATAGAAACTAAGAAACTAAACAATAAAAAGTAATTTAAAAACATTAATCAAATCCACTATATTTTTAAGATTAAAACTTAAAGATATTTAATTTTCAAACTTAAATTTGTGTTATTATGAGTACAGACAAAGAAAAAGAAGTAAGTTTAGCAGATTTTAATTGGGATAATGGTGATGAATTTTTTGGTACATCTTCTAATGAAGATACTCAACAAGTTGAAACATCAACAAAACCAAACAAGTTAAATGAAGTAACAGAAGAAGATGAGCCATCTAAGTTAAATAACAAGGATGATGAATCTAAAGAAGAAGTAGATGAGTTTTTTGATGAAGGAGAAAATGACTTTAAATCTATATCATCTCAATGGTCAAGTATTTATAAAGAACTTAAAAACAGAGGGATTATAAGTATAGATGTAGAAGATGAATCAAGCATAGATGCTGATAGGTTTATTGAATTACAAGAAGAAGAAATAGAAGCAAGATTAGATGAAACTATTCAAGCTTTTATGGAAGAGTTAGATGAAGATGGTAAAGCTTTCTTAAAGTTTAAAAAAGAAGGTGGAAACACTAAAGACTTCTTCAAAATATATTCTGAAATAAGTGAAGTACCTACTCCTGAATACAATGATGAAAAGTCACAGGAAAAGTTCTTAAGATATTATTATAGTAACTATGAGGACTTAGATGATGATGATATTGATGATAAGATTGATTGGTTAAAGGAATCAGGTAAGCTTTCAAAATATGCTCAGAAATTACATGAGCAAATAGAGGAAGACAATGAGAAAACAAAACATGAAACTGTTGAAAAACAAAAAAGATTAGCTATTCAACAAGAAGAACAAAGGAAGCAATTAGTTAAGGATTTAAAACAAACTATTGATTCTTCTGCTGAAATTAAAAGTTGGTCAATAACACAAAAGGATAAAAAGGAATTACATGGGTATATGACTAAACCTGCTGTTAAAGTAGGAAACAATCAATTCCTTACACAATTCCAAAATGATTTACAAAATGCATTTAAGGATAAGAGTAAAATGATTTTGTTGGCTAAAATATTATCTTCTGATTTTGATGTAACAGACATTAAAGAGAAAGCAAAAACAGAAGTAATTAAAGAAACAAGACAAAAAATCAATAATCAAAAACTTAATCCAGTAACAAGCACAAAAGGTTCTCGCAATAAAGGGTTAGCAGATTTCTTTTAGTTTAACAAAAAATTTTTAAAATGGCACAATTAAATAATAAGTTAATAACCAAGCAAATGCCTTGGCATGCTAACATGACAGACCTCAATCACTTGGGTGCTGCTCTCATTGCAAAGCCACATGTATTTGAATCAGTAATGACTAAGCTGTTTACAGCTACACGTTATTCTGATAATCCAATGACTTACATTCTATCTTCTACTGCAAAGGAAGAAGAGATTACTTCTAATGAATGGGAATGGGGTCTAAGAACAGGTTCAACAAGACCTCTTGTTGTAATCGAGAATGTAGAACTTGCAGCTAATACTACTCCTGGTAAGTTGAAGCAAACATTCAAAATCAAACTTGATGAAAACTGGTTTGTACCAGGTGATATTATTCACCCAGGTACTACTAATAAGAAGTATCAGGTTCGTATTCAAGAAGAGCCTTACAGACATGGTAAAGGTTGGGTTTACACAGTAAGATTGATGTCAGACAATGGTGCTGATTTCCTTCCTGTTTCTTACCTATCTCCTGGTACTCAATGGGCAAAACTATTCTCTCAATATGAGGAAGCAGGAGAACAGAGTGGTTCAACTCAGTACTCTCTTCCTATCACATTGAGAAATAGACTTTCTCGTTTTAGAAAGAAATACCAAATTACAGGTGATGCTCACAACCAAGTTCTTGCAGTTAAAGTGCCAGACCCTAATGGTAAAATGCATGACACTTGGATTAAATATGCTGAGGTTGAATATTGGATGCAATGGTACAAAGAACTAGAGCGTGGTTATTGGTATTCTCGTAGTACAGATTCTGTACTTGGTGCCAATGGTAGACCTATCTATTCTGGCCCTGGTATCCAAGAACAACTTGAGGATTCTCACATTCATCGTTATACTCATCTTACTGCTACTCTTATTGAAGAGTACTTGATGGACATTTTCTACTCTCGTGTTAAGCCTGGTGGACAACGTAAAATCAAAGCATTTACAGGTGAATATGGTATGATTATCTTCCATCGTGCAATCCAAGATTGGATGGAGAAAAAAGGTTTCATTCAAGTTGTTGACCAATTGTTCATTGACAAAACTACATCTCCTTACAATGACCAAGCTCTTGCAGCAGGTTATCAGTTTGTGAAATATAGAATGGCCAATGGTGCTGAACTTGAGCTTATCCATAACCCATTGTATGATGACCGTGAAATCAACTTTGAGATTGACCCAGTTACAGGTTATCCTACTGAATCAATGAGATTTACTTTCCTTGATTTCTCAGGAGAAAAAGGAGAATCTAATGTTAAGCGTATTAAGAAAAAAGGTGGTATGTCATTGATTTATACTGCTGGTCTTATTACTCCTTATGGTCCAGTTAATAACAAACTTGCTTCTCACTCTGGTGATTACTATGAGATGCACGTTAAAGACCAATGTGGTATCCACATGGAAGATGTTTCTCGTTGTGGTGAACTTATACTTGCTCGTAATTAATACTTTGTTTTCATGGGGAAAGAGAAATCTTTCCCCATATTTAAATTTTATTTCAGAATAGAAAAAAGAAGAAAGAAATTATGTCAGAAAGAAATCCAAATTTTGTAGAATTAAGACCAATAGAAATATCTAAATGGCATGGTAAAACTGGTAAAGATGATTTTAGTCAAGACCAATCTTCACAGATACTTTATGATGCACAAACAGGTAAATATGCTACTGGTTTAACAACAGAAGAAGCAGCCAAGTATGGTGCATTAATGGGATTAGATTTAAGTGATACTTTTAACCCTAATAAGCCACATGAGTTTTGGGCAACTAAAGTAGCACAATTAAAGTTTCCTAACAGAACTTTAGTACTTGATATTTCTAAACCATTAGATTACATTAAAGTTAAAAACTACAAAGCTTCACCTTATGTAGCTAATACAGAAAAAGAATATCAAGAAGGTAGATGGCCTTTAGCAACACATATTCTTTATGATGAAGGAGAACACATTGAGATTGAAGCTCACAGATTGAATAAAAAGAAAGAAGCTTATAAAGTATTAGATAAGCTCACTAAAGAACAAAAGGTATCATTGGTACAAATCATTCTTGATATTTCAGTAAGAAAACAATCTAATGAATTTATTGAAGTTAAGATTGCTGAGATTATTGAAGGAGAATATATAAATGAGTTTTTGAAATATTCTAAAATGGATAAGAACCAGTTATATATTAAAGGTATGGTAGTTGAAGCATTGTATAAAAATATCTTAACTAAAGAAGGTGCAGGTATTTATTATATGGGTGATATACTTGGGCACAGTATTGAAGATGTTACAGATTACTTTGCTAATCCACAGAATCAAGAGATTAAAGCAAGAATCCTTGAGAAATTAAATTAAAATCCTAACTTGCTATATACAACATGGACATTAGAGCAATGCATTATGATTTAAAAGTCAAGCTTAATAAAGTAGACTCCCAACAATTCAAGAACTTAAAGGTTCCTGAAATTGATTGGCTACTTAATGAAGCTCAAGAAGTTTTTATCAAAAACATTGCTGAACCAAGACAAAAAAATGGATTTGGTTTTGAAGTGAATCAGAGGAGTATAGATGACATTAGAACTATTGTTGTAAATAATCTAACTCCTCTTCCTGTTGTAGTTTTTGATAGTATATCCTATAAGGTAACATTACCTACAAATTATTTATTCTTTGTATCAGGATATGCTTGTATTACTAAAGGAGAGTGTACAAATGTGAGAGCAAGGCTCTATTTAAAACAACATGATGACCTTCATGAAGAAAGTCCTTTTGATAGAAGTTCCTTTGAATGGCAAGAAGTAAACTTCAGATTCTTTGAAAATGGACTTAGGGTCTTTACAGATGCAACCTTTATTGTTAGTTCGATATGTGAATTTAATTACATTAAGAAACCTGCATACATGCAAAATTCTCAAGATTATGTTGGAGGAACTTACAAATTACCTGATGGTACTATACTAACAGGTTTTACTAATTGTGAGTTATCAGAACATACCCATAGAGAAATTGTAGACTTAGCAGTTTTAATTGCTACTGGTCAAATGCAGATTCCTGACTATGAAATTAAACAAGCAAAAATTAGTCTTTTAAACAATTAAATTAATTTAAAATGAGTGCAAATAATCCAGTTTTTCAAGTACTTATACCTACTGGTGACCAAGTTGTCTTACCTGCAGGCTCTGATGTTACTGCATTAGCTGTTGGTCAAATTGGTGTATTCTCTGCTACTACAAATCTATCTCAAGATGCTACTACTATTGTAAATGAAAGAGCAATATTTTTGGCAGTAGGTGTAGATACAGCAGGTGGTACTACCTTAGATGATGTAGCTACATCAGCAGGTCAAAACATTCCAAGAAATGATGTTGATGCTTATAGCTTCAGATGTTATAATCCTGAACAACCTAACATTATTGATATTACTGACTTTACTAATGTTGAATGTGAAACTACATATTCATTTAAAGTAGAGTTTAGAGCTAACTCTCAGGCATATCAAATGTATGGTTTCAATCAGTTCTCTAAGATATTCTCTGTAACAACTCCTTGTTGTGGTCCTGGTTGTGATTGCCCAAGTGGTGATTGCAATAAACTAGCAGAACTTCTTGTTAATGCAGTTAATGCTGACACAGATAAAATTATCTTTGCTGAATACATTGACTACACTACAACTCCAGGTTCTCCTGTTGTAATAGCTCCTAGTGCTGTTGCTGCATGGATAGCAGACCCTGCTAATGCAGGTAAATGCTTAGGTGTTCGTGTTACAAGTATTCCTTCTAAGGTTTATGCTTATTGTAACATTCCTTTGAGATACTACAAGAATGTACAATTCCTTATGATTGTATCTTTACTTGATGAACTTAGCTGTGAAGCTAAATCTACTATCTTCCAAATTCCTTCATTTGGTGAAGGTCAAGGTAAAGATATTGGATGGTTGGAATATGAAGCAGGTGGATACAATGGTAAACCTGGTCCTTACAGAGTAGGTGAATTGGCAGGTACTGCTATTGGTAACTTCCAAAGATTCTCTACTAATGCAGGTAAATACAATCAGTTGAACTTGCACTATTCTCCTCAAATTGTAGGTGGATGGGATGAATACAAGAACAAAATAAATACTATTGTAGCTGCTGAATGTACTCCTGACCCTGTAGGTCCAGTTCCAGCAAATCAAACATTTGCTACATTGCTTCCTGTACTTGATGCTTTCTTTGTAACACAAGGATTTAAACCATTAGTAGATGCTCTTGATAATTGTGACTGTTCTACAGTTCAATTTACAAGTGCCTTCCCTGCTGATGAAAATGGTCTTGGATAATATAAAGGGAGAGAAAACTCTCCCTTTTTTTATTTAACTTTTTAACTTTAATACAAGTTGCTGATGTACCTTCAGCATCTAAACCTACTGTAAAGACAAATCAACAACTTGATGGTAAACCTGTTTATCAATCATTTTATACTTTTAGTCTTACAGCTACAAGTCCTTATGTTATTACTTCAACTGTTGACACTTTAATAGGTGCTCAACTAATTGCTACTGTTGCTGGTAACCAATATTCACTTAATGGTGGAACTACTGCATTTGCAAATTGTGATGCTTCAATATATGTACTTCCATCAGGTAATATAGAAATAGACTGGACTACTACTCATGCTATTGGTGATACTCTTGAAGTTTACATTACTTACACTCTTCAATAATGTTATATTTATCTAAAACTGAAGATTGTCAATTTATAGAAGTGAAGTCAGATACTATATCTGACTTCATTTTAGACCCTACTAACTATACATCATTTACAATTACAGCTAAAATAAATTGTTGTAATGATGGAGAAATAACTCATACTTTAGAAGGTCTTGAAATTGGCGATAATGTTTTCACTTTACAATACCAACAATTTTATTTACCAATTGGAGGTGATGCTATTAACTATATGTGTAGCACAGGAGATATAACTAATTTGTTTACAATAGTAGATGCTTGGTTTACTACTAACTTTGGTGCACCAGTAACTCAGAACTATATTTATGACATTACAACAAATACTTGTCAATACACTATTACAGATTTACCTGTAAACATAACTCCTATTAAGTTAGTAACTGATGTTGGAGATACTTACTTTGGCTATTTTCCAATTGAAGGAATGTTCTTTAATTCTAATATGATGTACATAGCTCCATCATTTTTTTCATCAGAGCAATTTACTGATGGAGTTTATTCATTTTCAATTACACTTATTAGTAAAGACCAAGTAATTACAACAGAATCTAATTGTTTCTTTTTTGATTGTAAAACAGGGTGTGAAGTATCTACAAAGATAAAAGAATTAGAAGAAGCATCTAATCCTAAAAATGCTACTAATATCTTTTTATTGCACTACACTCTAACTGAAGGTTCTAATTGTGGGTGTAATTGTGATGAACTTTGTGAAATATTTCGGAAATTGTGCAATAATTTAAATTCAACTTCTTGCCTTTGTGGTTGTGTATGAAAAAATGGAACTGTAATATAGTTAAGGAAATGTATGATAGAGTAATCCATAGAAAATATGGATTACTTTGTTCTGATGATACATCTAATGAAGCTTTTCTGGAATCTTATAGAAACAGATTAGACTGTGAAAATGTAAACTTACATTGTTATGGTAATAATGAACCATGCACAGATAGTTCAGCAACCAATATAATTGTATGTAATGCACTTGTCATTATAAATGTAACTACAAAATTAGTAGGTGAAGAAGTGCATTATACATTTACAGCTGTTACTGCAGGTGCTACTGCACCTATTAGTTATGCTTGGAATTGGAATAATACTACAGTTTGGAATTATGTAAGTGGTCCATTACTTCCAAATACATATTACTTAGGTGGTAATGTACTTGTTCTTAAACCAAAGCAATTAACAGGAACTGTTAGTTCAGTTGTATCTGTAACTATTAAAGATGCTAATGGTTGTGAAAGTAATATAGGAATTGATGTAATATATAAAGGTGGTTGTACAGACCCTGAAGCAGTTAATTATGACCCTACTGCTACATTTAATAATGGTAGTTGTTACTATGAACCATTAACTTTAGTTACAGGATATACTTGTAATTTTCTTAAAGATGGAGATTTTTGTGCTACTATTAGTGGAGGAGTTCCACCTTATTCATTAATAGGTTCACCAAGTGCTACTATACTTGTTGATGGTGGCTCATATTGTGAAGTAATACTTAATGGTAATTCATGGTCTTGTTATGCATTAGATTCAG